TCCATCGTTTCAATGTAAGTCTTTAAAGTTTGATTAGCAACACTAACCATAGATTTTAAAGGAATATTAATAGATTCTTGAATTTTATTTGGTGAAGTTTTTAGTTTGTCAACAATATTTTTCTTGGCCTGAATTCTTTCAGATATATTCAATGTTTTAGTATACACAATCGTATCTAAGTCCGAATAGTTATTACTTATATTTTTAGAACTAAATTTTGGTAATTTTAAAGAACCCAAAATTGTTTGAATTAATTTAACCCCTTCTTCCAAATATTCTTTGGCATCAGATTCAGACATACCCTTTTCAGATGTTAAATCATCATATAAAGAATATAGTTTTGAGATTGATTTATTTGTCAGCACGTTGTGATGAAATTCATTCATCACTTTCTTGAAATTTTTTTGGTCTTTGTACGACTCAATCAAACTCTCTTCTATTATGGATTTTACTTCTCCGAATGTCATTGGGGCTATATTTTTTTAATAAATATTAGGAATTTAATAAGTTATCCAATTCTTTTTCTATTTCTCCCAAAAATTGTTGTCCTTGACTTAAATCCAAAACATTTCTACCCCTAATCATATCATTATCTAATAGAATATTCATGTTATCAAAACGAGATTCTGGTACTGTTTCTGCCGGTGGCGGAGTTTCCCCACCTCCTTCAGGTGGAGCTTCTGGACTTGGAGCTAATTCCTCAGCACCAGCTGAAAATCCTCCACCTAATGGTGGTTCTGTAACTTCACCTTCAGGTGTTGCACCTGCGGCAGTAGAACCTGAAACACTTCCATATAATTTGTCTATATTATCGAATATTCCTGTCTTTTGAATAACTGCAGGTGTGTTCTTAAGTTCTTCACCAACAGCTTTCTCAATTCTTTGTTGTTGTAAATCAACTTTAATTTCTTCATCAGAAAATCCAAGAATATGTTTTTTAGCCCAAGTAGAGGATACAGGTTGTATACCATTTCCAGGGTCTGAAACTGCGTCTTTGTATAGTAATACTTTTTCTTTCCAAACATCGATTTTTAATAAATCTGCCTGAGTAGAAGGATTTGTTAATCCGAGTGTAAAGTTTTGAATTTCTTCTTCAAACCCTAATAAAAATAAATGGATGATAGCAACTTTATTAAGTTCAGCTAACATACTTTTTTGAATTCTATTAATAGTTCTGGCGAATCTAATATCTTGTAATGCCAAGTTTTTACCGTCCCCAACAACTTCTTCAAACCCTAAAAAGGCTTTAGGTACACGAAGTGCGGTTAAAAGTTTCTTTTGAATATATTCAATATCCGCAATTTCTGCTAGGTTTTGAGCTCCAGGTAAAGTATCAATTGGACTTGGTGCTGCCGGATCTCTAACAGGAACAAAATAATCTTGGTCAACCGCCATCTGATTAAATCTCATATCCACATTACCAGTCTTTTGATCAACAACTTGATCTCTTTTAAATTTGTTCGCAACACGTTGTACGTAAGCTTCAACATCGGCATCTTCCATATTACCAACGAATACTTTAAAAATTCTTCTTTCAGGTGCTCTTGAAGTTCTATAGATCAACATCGCATCTTCGGATAATAATAATTGTTTCCAAATTCTTCTTGCCTTTTCTAACATAGATGTACCATAAGGAAGTTTTCTGTCATCACCTAATAATCTAAAGTGAGCAATTTCCCATGATTGAAACTCCATATTTTTATTCTTCCAAGTGAAATGGAGAGCCTTATGTTCTGTTGGATTTTCAATAGATTGAGCTCTTCTTTCGTGCATACCTGACTCAACCCTTTCAATTTCAATATTTGGTAATTGTTGTACACCAACAACACCCTTTTCAGGATCTAATTTAAGATACACAAAGTTATCACCATACTTACATGTGTTTCTTGTCCACATTGCTAAGTTAGTATTAACATCCATCGTATTGTTAAATAAATCGGCTAATACACCCTTTATTCTTTTTGATTCAGAATAAATTTGTAATATAAATCCATCTTCGTTTGTTGTTGTAGATTCTTCAGCGTAGATGTCTAATGCTGCAGAAATTTCAGGAGTATACTCCATTGACTCATAATCATAAACTGATGCAAGTCTTGTTGGTTCATAGTAAACCGCTTGAGAATACATATTATTCTCCACCTTGGCCCATTGGTTGGACAGATAAAATGTTTGTTGGGCCTGAAGTTTTTCACGCTCATATTGTTCTTTGTCTTGTGTTCTTAATAATTCTTTCTTATCAAACTTAAGAGTAGGATAGTCTTGATTTAAAAGAGAATTGGGACCAAAAGCTTGGGATAGTCTCTGCCAGACCGTTAGGTTTTTTTCACTCATGTTATAATTCTATTTGTTTCGTGGAAATATTAAATAGATTACTTCCCGAATAACCATAAATACTTTTCATAATCGCTTTTTGACGCTTCTGAAGGGTATCTACCGCTATTTGTTCCACCCGCAGGAATCATAGGATTAAAAAAGTCAGATCTATTTCTATTGTCGTGCACAGTTGTGTGCCATGAATCAATCATAACTTTTGTTTGGCTAACAACTTTAGATAAACTTTGAAATGAGGTGTCTCCAACATAAATTGCCATAGATATAGCCATGATCAAATCATCATGATGTCCTTTTTGGTGATCTGGTCTACCGTGAACATATATGAATTTCCCCATCTCATTCAATAACCTTGAAGATCTAATTTTAAAGTCGTGTCTTAAAGCCTCTTCGAATGCTGCAATAATTTGGACACGTTTATTATTAAAGTTAATACCTGGAATTTTCTCATCTCTTTTAGGGTCCCACTTATATTTGTTCTTATCAGTAATACCTTCAACATATAAATTTTTGTAACCTAATTCCTGTAATTTTCTTGCAGTGGCAACTCCCATTCCTCCAGTTAAATCCGTAACACCAAAGGCGTTATACATATTACCCCACTTAAACGCAATTTCTGCCAATGTGTCTGGTGGTAATTTTCCGACGTACTCAAACACTTGTTCTCTTTCATCGAAGTCTATTATCACAATACATGAGAAGTCCTCGGAATCCCCCCTTGAGACGTCTATACCCATAATATACTTATGAGTTAGTACCGGCTCTTTCCATATCCATAAATTACCCGCCATCATTTTACCATCTGGTTCTTTGATGTCATTCTCTTTAATTCTCATCAATTGATTGGCGTCAAATACGTTATCACCCGAGCCTAAGAAATTACATTCCAATTCTTGAGCAACTTTCCTCTTGTCATACTTAAGTTTTTTAACCATTCCCTCAAACCATGTCGAGTAAGGTTTAAATCCTTTAGACAAATATTCACTTACAATCGTGTAATCTCTCTCGTATGGGTTTTCAACTGTAAGGTCAACTATCTCTGTGTCAGGGTAATTTTCTCGATTTAAAAGATATTCAACAAGATCTTCAGTTTTAATCATCTGTAAATCTTTGTTATATCTTGGATCTTTAAACCAAAACATCTCAGTAATGTTGAATGTATTCATTTTCCTGAGAGCTTGATCGTAGATTTCATAATAAATTGGATCATATCCATTTGGAGTAGAAATTACAATAACCTTACCACCCGTAGATAGTGAGGCCATACAGGCAGCCCAAAAGTCATCATCGGCTTCAATGTAGGCGGCTTCATCAAAAATTAATATTGTTGGAGTATATCCACGTAAGGCATCCTTTGAAGTTGCAACGGCCTTAACTTCACAACCATTTATAAGTTTGAAATGTCGAGCAGCATTTTTATCAGGAGAAAATCCAGCACCAACCCATTGAGGCCACTGTTCTGTAAATGATCTAACTTTGTTTGCAAATTCTACTGCAGTATCAAGTTTATTTGCAATGATTAGAACTTTTTCCGGATTATTCTTTTTTGCAAAAACAAGTCTTTTTGATGCCCAAGCAGCAGTCACAGTAGACACACCTGCCTGTCTGTATTTCAGAGCAATATTTTCGTTATGGTTGTCGTAATCTTCAACCAGTGTAATTTGGTCGGGGAATAAATCTAAAGGGACATACTTCTTCACCGTATTATCAAACGTTTGAAGGTATGTCCTCATGGCGTACGGTGTATTTTTCATACACTTAGTCGCTTCAATTATTAATTGTTCTTTTGTCACAGAGACTTATTTAGGTCTCGATATACCGAATTGTCCTAAGAAATCGTCAAATCCTTCTGGGTTATAATCATCATCATCATCATCGTCATTTCCATCATTAGGATCTATGTCGTTTTCTTCTTGATAATTTTCAAACTCGTTTTTCATTTGCATCGCTTCCTTCATTATTTCTTCAAATCTTTGAGTCGCTTTTTTGTTTTTAGAATTATCATCGGATATTGCATTACCAATAATCTCTAAAAATTCTGTTGCATCAATTTGGTATAACAAGATGTGGAACCAGTTTATTAAACCCTTGTTATCATCATCAAACATTGGGTCAGGTAAAGAATTTCTAATTTTTTCAACAATTTCAGGACCTATTCTAAGTTGCATCGGCTCATTAGCTAAAGTATCAACTTGTCCTTGTACTTTTTGACGCATTTCAGAGTCTTTTGGTAATCCGTGTCTTCCTTTTGATTCTTCAATACCTTTTATAATTTCATGACATAAAATTGGGAATATTAATCCTTCAGCTTTAATCACTGTATCACTTTCTTCTTCTCCTCCTTCTTCACCCTCATCTCCTTCTTCTTCATCGTCAGGATCTAATTCAACCTTACCAGCAACTCCTTGACCTGTTTGACTCATCATTTCAATCATTTGTTCTTGAGTAAAATACATGTAATCATTTACTGCCATTATCGTAAGATAAAGAGGGAATAATTCAGGATTAATTCTATCTAACGCTCTTTTTACACTTGGTTTTTGAAAAATGTAATGTCCTCTTTTCGCAGCACCTTGTATAATCGCATTTATAATATTTCTTTTATGTTTTTCTAATTCTAATTGTTCTTCATCTGTTAGATCCTCAATTTCAAACGATTGGAATGATAATTTTTCTTTCTTCTCTTCTTCGTCTTCTTCTTTTTCTGGCTCTGGCTCGTATCTAAAATTAGAAACATCAATTGCCGCACCTAAATTAGCTTGGATATCAACCCAACCTTCAGGTATTTCAGTTTCTTCTAAAGATGCATTAATCGCTAATTGTTCAAGTTCTTCTTTATTTGCTGCTTCAATTTGCATTATGTAAGGAATTCTTGACATCATTTGAGTATAAATCGATTGTACTACACGAGGACTTAGGTCTTGAATTCTTGCAGACTGCTTTAACTTATCCGCAACTTTTTTAAATCTTGCACTAACCAGTCTCTCAACATCTGCAGGACCTTTTTTCATTGCAGGATTTTTACCATACAAACCTTCAGGATCGCTTAATTTTCGTTCCAAATTTGGATCCATTCTTTCAGGTCTATTACCATAGTCTATTTGTTCTCTAACTTTTTTTGCCATGATTACTTTTTTAAAATTTGTAATATTAAATCTAAAACCTCATTTTTTGCATCTTCATGCGACTTCTTAGCCTTTGGTGCAGGTTTTTCTCCTGGATTTGGATTTTTAAGTGGATGTGCGGGTCTTTGTGGTCTTGTTCCCGGTTTTCCTGGTTTTGTTCCAGGACTTGTCTTAGGTTTACTTGGTGCCACAGCTGGTCCGTCCTCGTTAATATGTCTTAATAAATCACCTTTAGTCATTTTAGCTGGGATGTGTTTAGATACTAATTCCATAATTTTGTTTTCGATAAACAAAGATACGGGATTTTTTCCTTCTTTCAGTTGTTTTTCTACTTGTTTAACACATCTTTGCCATTTTCTTGATTTTTTAGGTCCAACTTGAGAATGACAGATAGAATACGCATTACTTTTAGTTTTAGATTCATTAAACTCACCTGTACCATCTCCGTAATTATCGAATCCATCGTTACTTGATGGTCCTACTTGTTGAGGGTCTTGACTTCTAGCACCTTTTTCAAAATCCATAGAATCTTCTTGATCCTCTTTCATCTCCTTCTCATACACCTCAAAAGGTTTTTTCTCGTTTTTCAATTTATCAATAGTACTAGTATCATTCTTTGAAACCATTGTAACTTCAGAAACCAATTTAGAATGTAAGTCATTAATTTGAGACTCAGTTAACTTTAAAACTGTTCCTGATGATAATCCTTTCTCAATCAATTCAAGGGCTTTTTTATTAATTTTCATATACTTCTTTTTTGTCTATTAAGAGAATTAAATCTCTCGAATATAAAATGTCGTTTATTTCTTCTTGTGTTTGTCCAAATCTAAAAACCATTCTTTCAGACCCAACTTCATCGTTTTCCCAAGCTAATGCCACAACTCCATCAACGGCATCAACCATACTAAAATAATCAGAGTTCTGAATTAACTCCAATTTTACATCAGTGTTTTTCAGAACTCCTACTTTCTTTACATACTTTAATTCGGGTGGTTGAGGGTAACCATTTGATGGTTTACTATCCCAATTTTCTCCCCAAACATCTTTTTTATCTGAAAATATAAATTCATATAAATTATCACCTTTGTAATTAGGTCCTAGCCCGTTTACGTAGATTAGATAACTCATACTAATAATCCTTCAGGTGAAATTTTTGTTTGTTTAGTTCCGTGTTCGAAAACTAAATTTTTCTTATTTGTTTTTCCAACAAGTTGAAACCCGATATTTTCTTCTAAAAACTTCTCAGCAGCTAATGCTTGTTCAAAAGTTTCAGATAATTTCTTAACTGATTCCATTATTTTAACAACATTATGTTTTGACTGAAGGTTTTTCTTCATTCGTTTTTGTTCATTTAATTTCTTTTCAGTTGAACTTACTTCGAAATACTTTGATAAAACTTTGTCTACTTTTGATTCTGAAAATAAATGATCTAATATACTTTTTTCAGCTCCTGTTACTTCTTCTTCCATCTCACCTTCATTGTTTGATGTACTTGTGAACATATCAGAAACTTTATCCATAGCTTTATCAGCAACATATCCTGCAGCCATTCTTTCAAGAGCCGGTGCAATTGCCGCCTGCCATTGTTCGTCAGCCTCAATTTTACCAAACCCTGCTCCATCGTCTACCATATCTGCATCATTTTCGATGTCCATATCAGCTTGAATGTCTTCAACTTCACTATCATCAGTTAAGTCTTCTCCACCCATATCATCTCCACCCATATCATCTCCACCCATATCACCTTCTTCGTCTGATTCAAACTTACCTAAAATTTCATCCTTATCTTCAAAAGATAATGTGTCTAAATCAACTGAAGATAAAACCATATTGATAACA